CCCTCTATGCGGTTGAGCCGACCAAGTAGGATAAACGTAGTGAACCATGTAGTTCTCAAGTAAAGCACAAGACTTGAACGGGGCTAGTAGCGTGGAGAGTAAGGACTGACAACCTTCTCTAACTTAGATAAACGAGAGGCTCTCCTTTAAAAGGATACTCCCACTCACGGGTGTCTATCCTATTTGTCAACCAACTCCTTACCTAATCCAGATAGCCATTGCTGTTAAACGCTAAGATTGGCTTAACTTATGCGGAGGAGGGTACACAAATATTTACACACACACCACCACCCCTCCCCCCCATCAAAGTAAGCACCAACTAACATAAGACACGTTTCATAATGCGGAATGAGTTAACCGACTAGGTGGTCGGGTAATGCTAGTGATAATGATAATTCATTAGCAACGGGTATATGGGGTTTATGCACCATAATCGCCATACCTTATAACTTCTAGTCATATACACACCGAATTCAGAATACAATAAATTAGGTTTCACATTATGAAACGCCATTTCACGGCAATTCGATATTGCACCATCTTGGTGAATAGCATTTACTAACATCCCTTTTTTGGTGCAGAGTGTTTACTAACATCACCAGTTTGGTGCGCTCTGTTAGTGAGCACTATCATCGCATGGCTTGATTTTGTTGAAACTGCAAAACTGGCATGGTATGTGCATTAGTAAAAGTGTCCACACTTCGGACGATAAACTCAAAAGGCTTAAACATGAGACCAATAGTTAATCAAGCACTGGCTATACCTGAGATGCAATTTGCATTTGAGTGTATCTGTGCCGATGACAAAAAAGAACCCACGGATTACACGGACGCAGAGATTGTTAAAGAGGCAGAATATCGCCTTGCAACATACTTTGAGGATGGTCACATCAATAACGATGAGATGCGTTTAGGTGATGACCCTGAATCTAATGAGATAGCCAAAAAAGACATTCGGCTACTTAAGGCATTTATCAAGAAATACAAGACAAACATCTAAACCCAAGCCCTTCGGGGCTTACTTTTGAAAGGCTTAAAAATGAAAAGTAATGCTTGGAAAAAAGACTATATTGTCATTAGGCATAATGACTATGATGACACTTGGACTGATAGGACAATCCCATTAACCTATCTTCAAGCAGTTAAATTTATATCGTCAAATAACTGGAACCTTTACGAGGTTAAGGGAAGTGTTCGCATTGTTACCCTTGCAGAATTTGAGACCATTAAAACACTTGCAAAGGCTTAAATTCTAGGTTATAGACCCTTACTTGTAGGGGTTTATGCCCTAGGTTTTTCCTAGGAATTTCATTAACTTTTTTGATAGGTGTTAAAAATGGATAAACAACTGCAACAAATGGAAAGCCTTGCAAGGGCAAAAAATGGTGATTCTCTGCTCAATATCCCTAGCATCATGCAAGGGTTTACTGCAAAGGGAATAAGCCCTAGTGAAATTATTCCTAGGGAGAATGTATTCACCTATAACGCATGGAAAGCACTAGGTCGTCAAGTCAACAAGGGAGAGCATGGGGTCAAAGTAGTTACCTATATTGACGCAAAAGATAAAGTCACTGGTAACCCTACAAAATTGTGTAGGTCTAGCACTGTTTTCCATGTATCGCAAACTACACCTATTCAGTAAAAATAATGCTATGCCTAGGGTTTATCCCTATGGTATAGTGTTTAACACTATCACACAATCAATCTTCAATCATTCAATAGGTGTTCACAATGAAACTGCAAATCAATCAAATTTACATGATGCCGATTTTTGGCAAAGTGCAACAAGTCAAAGTCATAAAAATTCACCCCTTTGGCACAATAGATGTTGAATTGTCCAATGGCAAATGCTTTCGTATCACTGGTTTATCTTTAACTTAATAGGTGTAGACATGAAATATACAATTCAACAATTTAAAACCGACATTTGCGAACCCTATGCATGGCCTGGGGGTTATCCTAGATATTTTGTAACCTCCGATGGTGCGGCATTGTCTTATAAATCAGCTTTGCACAATCAACACCTAATTATTGATTCTATTGAAAACGACTCTAATGATGGCTGGCAAGTAATTGCGTGCGACATAAATTGGGAAGATGCTGGCTTGTATTGCGATGATACAAACGAGCGTATCGAATCAGCTTATGCTGAAGATCAGGCACAATAATGGAAAAAATCGACAAAATCATAGTAGGGGTAAGCCTAACAGGGTTTATTTGTTTAATGCTAATAATTGGGATATGGGGCTAAAAACTAGGGTATAGGGTATTGGTAACAGTATCCTATCACCTAGGCATTTTCCTAGGCATTTTCAACTAAAAAGGCTTTAATATGAAATTTTCAATTCAACGCAAACAACTGAAAGCATTGTCTAGATTCAGTGCCATTAAAGACGTTCGTTATTATTTGTGTGGTATCCATGTTGTTCAAAATAACAGGGGAACATACTTAGAATCAACCAATGGTCATATCCTAGGTAGACTTTTAATAGATGAAACCCCTGTAAATGGTGAAAACAGTGTAATCATTCCTAATGATGCACTGAAAACCCTATTTGGCACTGCTAAACAGGGTAATGAAACCCTACACTTCACTGTAGATGGCATAAAAATAACAGTGATTCAACCCGATAATTCAACTATGCAATTTTCAGCATTAGATGGTAGTTTTCCCCATTGTGATAGAGTTTTGCCTAGCAAATTAGATGATGCTGATATAAAACCTAGCACTTATAACCCCGATTACGTTATGGCATTTTTTGATTGTGCTAGTGATTTAAGTGGCATTAAAAAGCCTACAGGGGTAGCAGTTTCCATTATGCAAAGAGGCACTGATAGTGGCATTGTTGCCCTTGATTGCACTGAATTATTTGTAGGTATTATCATGCCGATGCGTGATAATTGTTTAAACCCTAGCATTCCCGCATGGTGCAAAAAGCCTACAGTTAAAGCACTTGAAACTGAAACCGCATAAAGTGTAAACCATTGCCCTAAACCCTAGGGCTTTGGCTTGCATTTTGACAATGTAAGGGCTTGCAAGGGCTTTCCTTGTGTTTTTTTGATAGGTGCAAATATGGAAACGAAAAACGAAATTGATTTGTCTCAATTCTATGGGTCAGAAAACCTCTATAGATGGAATTCTCTTACAAAATCAGTGCTTACTGATGGATGTAAATACTTGGCTGAAGTGGCAGGGGCATATTGGCTATTTGATGCTATTGATAGTCATTTGACTACACAAGGGTTAAACGAAAACACTGAATTCGTATCTGTAAAACTTAAGAAAATCGGTGAAACTGATGCCGAATTGACCTTAGACGATGGCAATGGGTTAATTTGGATGACCCAATATATCCCTTTGACTGATTTTCCGATGGATGAAATGAAAACTTATGCAATGTATAACGGGACTGCATGGACTCATTTGTTGACTAGCGAATACTGAAAACCCTTACCCTTTGCCTACAGTGTAGGTAAGGGGTTTTTTAACTTTGAAAGGTGTAACCATGACTTTAGACGAACAAAAAGCCTTTGTAGAGGCTTACGATAATACATTTTGCGATATTTCCAAGGTTAGAGTAGCTAAGATAGTTTCTTGTCATATCAATAAATTAGACCTTAGTGAATTTCCTGTTTATGAGTTGACTTCAGTCATTGATGCACTTGGTACTTGGCACTATGCCTGTGCATGGCAGATAAAACAATTTCAAAAGGTGATCGCATGACACAATCCCAAGCACTTACCAAAGCCCTTATATTGGCACTTATTGCGCCTAATGATGAAAAGGCAACCCAAGCATCTAACTTGGCTGAAAGCATAGCCCAAGGGCTTGATTTTGACCAAGTTGAGCAGTGCAAAGCTGATGCCCTGCTAATCTTAGAAATGGCATGATGTTCGCCACAATTGCATTATTGTTAAAAATCCTATTCCGAAAGGCTTCAAAATGAAAAGTATTAATTTAAAATTTGGGCATGAAAAAGGTACTAGCACGACTCCCGACCCTTTGGGGATTGTGTATTTTTTACCCTCTGCCATTTGTATAGCTGTTGAAACTGCACTCTCATTAGTTAATGGCAAATCTAAAGAACACACTTTTACAGATTATTCGCAAATTGCAGAAGTGGTTCAAGATGCTGAATCAGGTCTTGAAAAACTAGGCATTCTGAAAAAAGATGCAGTAGGTGCTAAATTTATTGCTTATTCGGGTAAGACTGTTACTCATAGCTATAAATATTCACGCACTGGCACAAGTATCCGACTTGAAAGAAAATCAAGTGGCTGGCATTTGACAGGCATAATGCCCATTAATTTGTACCAAAAACCGCCACACAATCAATTTATTTTGACAGAAAAGCAAGATGCTTGCGCCATTGCATCATTGCGCCAAAAGTACAACATTGAAAAGGCTTAAAAATGAAAATCCATAAATTTTATGACCCAAAATATAACCCTGAATTTCCTTTTGTCATTGAAATAATCAACGAAAGCGATGGGTTTGATGAAGTAATGGAATGCTTGTGGTTTGCCACTGAAGAAGAACAAATTGAAGAATTTAACGAATGGTTAAAAGACTTTGAACCATACACAGAACACTAAGTTAGTGACCACTTTTCAATTTTAAGCCCTTCGGGGCTTTTTTCTTGCCTACTGCTACCCTGCTATTCCCATGCCATTAAAAACCCCTTTAAGGCACTAATCTGCCACTGTGCAAAGCCCGATATAGTTCAAGTCATCATCTGAGCGCAAACCAATGGCGTGAAAATGGACTGCCCATCTAAGGCAAACCCTGAAACCCTCGCTTATGTTTCCTTCACCTATTGCCCTAAGTGCCTCGTATTCAATCGGGTCAAATTTCACCACTACACCTTTTTTGTCGTCAACTTCAGACATTGCATTGTCTCCAGTATTCGGCTATCAGTAATGCCTCTGCTTTGTGAATGTCCTTCTTCAACTTTAATGTGCTTTTAGCCTTTGGAAATAATTCTCTAGCCTTGTCCAATGCCTCGTTTTTGTCTGCTGTTAGCCCAAAGTGCTTTTTCCATCGTTGAGGTGTAACAAGGTGAAAAGGGTAGTTTGTCAATTCACAGACTGCTGAAATGACCCCAACAGCACGACCAAACGCAAAGGTTGAACTAACCCCTTGGTTTGGCATTGAATGCACCTGTTCCATACAGATTTCAGCGCCTTCTCGTGGGTCAACTATGGATAGGATTCTGCTTTTAAACACCAAGGCAAGAATGTGTTTGTCTTTATGGTCGATCATGAACGAATCAACGTATTCGCCATTGTGATTAATCGCCCCAAGTGCGCCATTAGCAACACCAGTATCAATACCTAAATACACCATTTCATCCCCTTTTGATTATGTTCATGCGTCTACGCAGATCATTGGTTGCTGGTAAGCCTCGTTTTTTCTCTATATCTTGCAATGTCTGCCACCACCATGAAGAAACGCCCTGTGTCCCAACTTCTTGAAACTTCCTCTTGTATCTCGTTATCCACTCTTTCGCTTCCATCTGCTTGATAGTCTCCAGTAATTGCAAGCATTCTTGTGGCGTCAAGGTAGCTAAGTTCCTTGGTTTCTTTGTGTCTGTCCAGTAATCTATTGGCTTCATATTTCGTCATGCTACTTTACCCCTAAGTGCTTCTTTAATTTTGGCAAGAATCTCAGGGTTTGGCTTGGCATTCTTGTAATCTTCATCAAGTTTTGCAAGGGCAGGATCACGCTGTGAGCTTGATGGTACTGTCGTTCTAGCAATGTCAGCCTGTTTAAACACTTGCTTTTGGTTTCTTACCCAATTACGCCATGTTGCTTGCCAATCCAGCTTTGTAGAGCCTGAACCCGCTTTTGCACTCCAGTAATCTCTAAACTGCTCTCCTACACTCCACAAATCTAAATCAGGTCTTTCCTGTTTAGCCCAATCTGCCCATTCTTTTGGCAAAACCCAATCAGCAGAGAGGCGTGAGCCTCTTGTGGACTTTTTGGCTTCTGTCTCTCTCTTTGTCTCTGTCTCTGTCTCTGTCTCTGTCTCTGTCTCTGTCTCTGTCTCTGGTCTAGCATCTTGCAAGCACTCCGCTAGCACTCCGCTAGCAATCTCAAAGAATCCCTTATCAATCAATGGCTTAACACCATCATCGTATTCCTTCTTAGTGATATGCAGTCTGAACATGAGGTCATCGACTGACCCATCAAAAACACCATTTTTGGACTCTGATGCTAGCAACCACATCAATGGCGCTAGCGCCTTGCTAGCAATCGGCAAGCACATAAATGTTCTGTCGTTTAGAGTTTCACGATGGAGTTTTATCCAAGGTGGATTGCGGTCTTTGTAGTGCTGGAATACAGCCCAATTTTTGGGTATAAGTTTCATGCTAAACCTCACGTTGTCGGTTGTCGTTACTGATGAAACATTGGCAGGGCGGTAACGAATCGCCTTTTCGGGTTGCATTCCCTAGCCACGTTTCAAAACATTGTATCAAGTCTTTTTCTGTTGTCTATTTTTTTCAATAGATTGGGATAAGAATCGGCGTAGCCATGAAGCCCCGCCAAGTCGTTTGAACTCCTCTTTAAGAGAGGGCGTAGTGCGTACAGCAACATAAATTGTCTGTCCAGTTAAGTCTGATTTAGGTCTTGGCATAGAGGCGTGATTGTGTAGTGTTATACAAATACCACAATCAGGGTTTTTACTAATAATTTTTATTGGCAAGTAAGTGCTTACTAACTTTTTACAAGAAAAAAACTATTGATTTTTTATTATCAATAGAAATAATTGTTTAAAAACAAGGGTTTATACTGATGTATAGTGTTCAACACTACGATATAATAATATCACTAGGTAAAAAATCTAGTCCAGTTCTTTAACAGGCGTAAAGGGAAACCATGAAATACAAGTTAAATTTTGCAAGAGATGTAGACACTGATGAGCCTGATGTTTACATACTTAATCTTCCACATGGATTTAGGTTTGACAACGACCCATGTGCCATAGAACACGTTAGGGGATATGACACCATTAAAGATATGAAAGATGATATTAGGTGGTGGGTTGTTCCATGCGATTGCAAAGGATGCAAAGGCTAAATACTGATTAGGGTATATCCTAGTGTTCAACACTAAGAAGTGTGACACACTACGAATTCTCCACCAACACTTTGAAAGGCTTCAACATGGAATTCGATATAGACTTTTGCGATCTTGAGATAGAGATCAAGACTTGGGTCGAATGGGAATACGACCCCGAATATGCTCCCTATGAGGGAGTCTACGATAAGTTCATTTGGTCAGCTTACCTTATGGTTGGCAACCAACGAATTAATATAACTGATGACCTCTCCAGCAAGGAATCTAAATCAATTGAAAAACAGATTGAGGAGATTATTCTTGACAGCATCTAACAAAGCCAAGTGGGAAGCCTACCAGCAACTCAACGATGACGACATTATGGATGCCATTCAAGGCTCTGTGGCTATCCCTCTAGCCATCAAATCAGACGATTGGGAGTATGCCCAACATTTCATCAAAGAACGTATAGAGAATAAGATGCAACGCAGGGCTGAACTTGCCCTTTACGACAAGATTAAAACACCATCTGTTGACTCTGATGATGAATTGCGTATCCTGAGAACTCTATGGCTCAGAGATGAATATAAGGGGAACAGATGAAACTCAAACACACTATCGCCGCAATCTTAGAGGAAAACCAAGATGAACTTTTTTGCCCGTTTTGCACAAAGCCTAAAGGCGATGAAGTCGATTGTTGCGACCAATCAGGAACTTGGTTCAAACTTAACGACTTTGACTTTGATACCCAATTCGCTATTGCATCCACAATCTTCAACTTACAGAAAGGTGTACCCAACCAAAAGAGCGACTGACAAGAAATCCGAGTTTGTTTACACGGACTCAATCAACACAAACATTTCAAAAACTTTTCAAAATTTTAAACAGGAGTGAATATGAACGAACAAAGCAAACCCGACATGGGCGTTTACAAGAAATTAATAGTAGCAAGAGCAAAGCTACGAGCAAAAGTTCTTAAGAAGTCAGGACACAATAAGTTTGCTGGATACAACTATTTTGAACTTGGCGACTTCCTACACCCAATCATGGAAATATTTGATGAGATTGGTTTGATCGGCATAGTGACGTTCACCAAAGAACAAGCAGAACTGTTAATCATTGACGTTGATGGCGGTGGCGGGATTGTCATTACTTCACCCTTTGGATCTGCGGCTCTTAAAGGTTGCCATGAAGTGCAGAACATTGGTGCAGTTGAAACCTACCAAAGACGCTATCTTTGGGTGACAGCAATGGAGATTGTTGAACATGATGCACTTGATTCAACAACAGGTTCAGGCAACATTGAAACAGTAGATGTAGGCTTGATGATTGACCACTTGGCGGCTATTGATGCCGCATCAACTTTAGAGGAATTGAAAAATGTATACAGCACTGCTTACGCTTCTTGCACTGGTGATAAAAATTGGCAGAAAAAGGTAATTGATGCAAAAGAAAAGCGTAAAGGAGCATTGAAATGAACTACGCACAAATGAAAAATGCACCAGCATTTCCAGTTGCCTTTAAATGGGGTAGAGAATTATCTCAATATAACGGCATGACATTGCGTGATTACTTTGCGGCAAAAGCTATGCAAGCGTTAATTGACAGAGATACTTTCTTTGATGATGTTGCATCAAGTGCTTACAAGGTGGCAGACCACATGATGAAAGCGAGGGAAGTATGAGCGATGTAGAACAAGGCACACCCGAATGGTTTGCACAGCGTTGCGGTAAAGCAACTGCCTCTCGCATCTCTGACATTGTTGCCAAAACTAAGTCAGGCTACAGCACAAGCAGGACTAACTACATGGCTCAACTGGTAGTAGAGCGTATGACCAACCAAGTGGCAGAGTCCTACACTAATGCGGCTATGGAGTGGGGAATTGAGAATGAACCCTTTGCTCGTGCGGCGTATGAGTTGAAAACAGGCAACATGGTAAATCAGGTAGGTGCTATTGACCATCCAACTATTCCCATGTCTGCCGCCTCTCCTGATGGCTTGGTGGGTGATGATGGATGCCTAGAGATAAAAGCGCCCAATACAGCAACCCACATTGATACCATTTTGGGAGATGAGCCAGCAAAGAAATATTACGATCAAATGCAATGGCAGATGCGGTGTGCAGATAGAAGTTGGTGCGAATTTGTGAGTTTCGACCCACGAATGCCTGAACACCTACAACTGTTCATCAAAAGAATCGAGCGCAATGATAGGTATATTGCAGAACTCGAAAATGAGGTTATCCAGTTTCTTGCGGAAGTGGATGATAAGGTTAAAAAACTCAATGAAATCAAGGTGTAAATATGGAACAGCGTGACAATTCAGGTGTCCTCTTTAAGAACGACAAAAAAGAGACAGGCAACCAGCCCGATTACAAGGGAAACATCACAGTTGATGGTCAGTCTTACTGGCTCTCAGCTTGGATTAAAGAGGGTAAATCAGGCAAATTCATGGGTCTTGCAGTAAGTCCTAAAGAAGAAGCCAATACTTCCTCACCAAAGAAGAAGTCTTCCATTGAAGACATGGATGAAGACCTGCCTTTCTGATGTAAACCAACGGGGAAAACGTAAGTGAGTACCCACTAACTTTTTAATTGATAGGAGTTGATATGGAAGATAGTTGTTTAAACAGTCTAAGAGATAGCTGGCGCATGGCTATTGAGCATGATGGCACTCATTGCCCTGTGTGTGATAGATGGGGAAGAATTTATGGCAGATCAATCAACGAGACAATGGCAAAGTCTTTAATGTGGTTGTGTCAAGCACAGGCTGATAATTTGGGATGGGTTGATGTACCAAATACCGCACCCCGATGGTTGGTGCGTTCAAACCAATTGGCTACGTTGAAGTGGTGGGGATTGGTGGAGCGTGAGCCTAGATCAGAAGATTCGGATTCTAAATATTCAGGAACGTGGCGACCAACAGATTTAGGTAGGGACTTTGTTCACAGTGGTGTACGGATACCTAAGAAAGTATTTACTTACAACAACGTGGTGGAAGGTTACAGCACTGAGACTGTATCTTTGCCCCAATGTTTTAAGGAATACTTCAGCTACACCGAAGTTATGAACTCTAAATTTTTGGACAAATAAAGGAGACTTTAATGTGGGATGTACTCGTAACTTTTATGCTGATGCTGTTTGGTGCATTTGCAGTGATTGCATTTGGGGTAATTCTCATTGGTGCGCTTTATTTCCTACAAAACGAGGCTGACAATGACTGAAGAAGATGAAGCATTCAACGACATTGAACGACAAGCCAAGCAAAGACAAGAGTCTGTCAAGGCAAACTTTCTAAAGCCTAAATCAGCGCAAGAGTTCTATGACGAACTACGCAATAACGTAATTGATGAAGTTACTAGAGAGATTAGAAAGCTAACTGGCTTTGGCAAAGACACGATTGATGGCTTGGCAATCTACATTGAAGGGATGAAGAAATGAAAAAAGCACAAGAAGTATTTGAGGCAATGATGGTTGCCAAAGGTTATACAGAACTAGAGCAAACCAAAGGTAGATACATCAACCCAAGCGTACAAACCCGCTGGAACTACTTTGTACTTGGATGGCAACTAAGGGGAACACTTTGAACTTTAGAGAGACAACAATCAAATACGTCAAAGACATTCTCAGAGCCAAGACAATCGCAGAGGTAATTCAAGTAGAACTACAAGACGCACACTTACGCAAATTAGAAGCTGAGACTGCCGCCGAGTATGCTCATGCCGCCATGCAATACAACGAGGATAGGATTGCTAGACTAAAAAAGAGACTGTTAGAACATAAGGAAAACACATGAACAAAACAAAGAATGACTTTGATTGGCGAGGACAACCTAGTGTTTGGACAACAGATAAGAAACTCAAGAGTTACGCACTGTTAACAGGACAGAATTATGGTAGGCAAACTCCAGCCAAAATAGATCTTGAGGCTAAAGAACAGGTTAATGTCTATTCAAAAGCAAAATCATCTACATGATTCGTAAGATCAGAACCTTCTACGGCAAAAGGCATGGTCAACGTGGGAACAAAGTAACCACCATAGACCGAGGTGAAGCATGGCTATGTGAGAAGTGCGGGGAGGTGATCTTCTTTGAACACCTTGTCCCCAAACACTTCTGTAAGAGTCAGATCAAGCCTGTAGTCCATTCAGATACTGAGTCTTCCCTGCCACCTTAACAGCAGTCAATTCCTGCTTCTTGAGGTTATTAGGGTCATACGACACATGAACCCAACCCGAATCAGGGATACCCTGTGTGTAGAACTCTAAGATTAGTTGTGTATAGTCCAAATTATCCATAATCCATTGGGCTAAATCAGCATTGGCGACACTAGGAATCTCAATGTCTGCCGCCATACCTTTACAGTGATCGCTGGTCTTAGACCCACCAACAGCCGCATTGGACTCAGGACTACGATAGGCAGAGTTGACCTTTACACCTTTGCCGTAGTGGTCACGAACAGGCTGTAAAACATTCTCGCAAAGCAGTCTCAGATTCTCTGTTGCCTCATCATCAGGGGTATTGTCAAACCCCATACGCAAAGCAGTTTCCGACTTACACATTTCATGTAGTGAAAAATTGGCACTTAATTGAGTCATTTTGTTCCTTTCAGGGTTTGGTAGGCGGCGTTATAGGCATCGATACAGGCGTTGAGTTGTCTTGTGTTGGCATCTCCTTGGTCTGTGATAGCGACAAGAGATTTAGCAACCTCTCGGTCAAGTTCGGCTGTTGCTTGAACGCTATCTCCGCTGGCAACGGGGGCATCTGAGGCGGTGTGTACGGGGCAGACGGGGGCTTGGACAGGAATCCGCAACTTGAGAGTACCAGCGGCAATATCAGAATTGCGCTTTTGTTGAACAAGTTTTGCATCTTGATTTGCCTTTTGAAGTTTTAAAGATTGGTTCTGAATAGCAGTTACAAGGATTTGCTCCTTTTCCCTTGCTTGAGCATTAAGTGAGGCAATCTCAAGTTGTTGACGAGCAATCTCATCATTTGACCCCTTGAGATAACCAGTACCAAATGAACTACCTATCGCCAAAAGGATGCCCAAAAGCACCCAAGGATTAAACAAACTCATGGCTTTGGGGGTTCATCGTTGTCAATGGCTTCAGCCTTGGCACTCGCATTAGCTATTGCCTTAACCCCAGACCTACCAGCTACACCACCCAAAACACCAGTAATAAACACCATGATGGTGCTAATCTGCTGTGTATACACCTTGTCAATCGCCGCCATACTGCCGTTCATTGGCTGTTGCACAAACGAAACAGAGTACAGAAACATACCCATAGAAGCCAACAGAATGCTCACCAAGACCACAATGACAAATGCCCATACTCTGACTTCAATCTCATCAGCACTTAGGCGGTTACTAGGTTTATATCCAATGGTTGCCATCATTTCTTCTCCTGTTCGGTTTTAACTAACATTTCGGGGCAAGTACCAGAAGCGGTACAGATCGGGGGCTTGCATTCAGCATTAGACCAATTCAATGGGTCTTGGCAGGGATAGCGGTAGCGGTCATCACAACCCATCAACAGTACCAACAGAATAGATAAGCCCCAAATACAGTAAATGTTCATTTCTCTTTCTCCCTTTCTTTCTGCTCAATCTGTCTTCTGAGTTTCTCAACCTTCTGAACCTGCTCTTGTGCTTCATTTCTAGTTTGCAGTACATCCATGTATAACATACCCAAAATAGGCAACAGCAATATGACAAGTACACAAGCGGCAATCCATCCCACTACGTTCTCCCAATCTTGCTTACCAGACCTATCAGCATCCATAGGTATAGGAGGAACAGGAAAGTTACCAACAGGTACGCTTGTTTTTCTGCTAGAAGTCGCTCCCTTTCCTTTCGTAGCCATGATTCTGCATCCCGCTTTTTCCTTGCTTTTTCCTGCTCTGCCGCAATGATGTCTCTCATGCTAAACACTTCTGAATACAAAGCGCCCATCTCAGGGGGGGATTGGTAAACCATGCACTCTCGTATCTGAACTACCAACCTCTCCATTTCCTGCTGTGCCAAAACCCTGTTTAGGGCTTCTTCCATCAAGTTCACATCATCAGCAAAAACTACAGTCCTTGCCTTTTCCTCTGAATCCCTGATATGCGCTTCTAACTGTTCCTGTAACTTGAAAAACTCGGTTAGGTTCTTAACGATGTCAGCTTTGACTTGAGTTTCGTCAACAGCAACGTACTCAGACTTTTTAGCCTTTGCCACAGACTTTGTAGCTTGAGGCTTGGGACTACCGCCAAATAGTTTACGCAATGAACCCCAAAATCCTTTGACTTCTTTGCCAATGGCAATAACTTCATCAGCAGTACGCTTAATAGAGACAAACTGCTCTTTAGCTTGCTTATAGAGGTCACAGCCAGCTTGGATGTTTTTGACCAAGCCAGCCGCAAGAAGACAAATAGAGATTGGGTCAATTTTGTGTCCTTATTCAGTGGGCGTATATTGGTAAAAAGGCTTTGTTTGTGGTTCTACTACCTCAGATTTGCTGAGTGTTGAAGCCGCACCAAGATAACCCGATCTCAATGTAGCCAACCCAATTGCTTCACCAACATCAGAAAACTCTAATGATTTGATGGCATCTTTAAGATTTATTTCTTTGCCCTTTTTGCTTATGATTTTTGATGATGCTTCAATAATTTTCTTTACGCCATTTTCATCAAGAAACAATGTTCTATGAGCATCTTTCGTTGCTTGATCAATGTTTGCTTGACCAATCAGAGATGTAATTCTAAAAGCCTTGTTAAATGTACTTGCAATTTGATTGACTACAATACCACTGATGCGTTGTAAAGAAACTCCTCCAAGAACTTGTTTCTCTAATTCAGATGTTTCTTTAGCGGCAACACCTTTTACAACTTGATCAATGTCAATTTTGTTGGATAAACGAGCAACATCAGACAATGCAACTAAATTACCAAAATGTTCTTTACCAAACACTTGAGTAAATGCCTCTTGATTTTTTTCTAAATAGTCAAATGGATCATTGGTAGAGAGCATCCTGTTAACTAAGCCATTTTTAACGGCAAGTTTCACGTTTGTTTGCTCATCAGAGGATAGTTTTTTTAGATCAACAAAAAATTTCCTTCTGTATCCTATGCCAGTTGAATCTGTCATCCTTGAAACAATTGATTCAACACCGCCTTTATCATAATTAGACAAGAAACTCTCGCCTAAATTTTTTCTTGTTTCTTTAGCCGCATCATCTATAGCAACCTTTTCAGACGCTAAATATTGACTTTTAATTGTGGCGCTGTCTAATCTTTGCTTGAGTGCAGGGAGTTGATCTATAACGTCACTATATCCACCATTGTTGCTTGTCTTGCTTAACAATGATTGGAGTTTTGCAGGATCAACGTAGCCATTCTTGTTTAATGCTTGGTTATACATCTTTGACATAACAGCTTTTTCTGCCAAACCAATGCCTTCATCTCCAGCAACACGCAAGAATTGAGTCATAGCTGTTGGGCTTGATGCAATCAACGGAGCAATTTTTTCTGAGTATTCAAGAGAACCAATCTTTTGGATTGCCGCCGCATCTTTAAATGGAACACCAACTTTATTAAAATAGTCAGTATCCAAATTAGTCATTGCTTGACCAAAAGGTATTTTTTCTCCTCTGAGATCAACCTGAATATCTCCACTAGCGTTTTGTACTTTGTCTAATGCTTCATCAACTCTTTGCTGTAAGACAATTAATTTTGCCTTTATGCTTGTGTCTTGCATTGTCCTTATGTCTTGAGCAACACGCCTTTTCAATGAATCAAGACTCGTAATGTCCATTCCCATAGATAAATCAGGCGCTGTAGTTGTAGGTAGCAATCCTTGACCGCCTTCAGGCAATGTCATTCTACGCAAGGCTTTAAACTTATTTGATTGTTGATTAACAAGTTTTAGCAAATCAGAATTTCGACCCCAAGGGTCTTTGTTAAACAAATCAAAAGCAGTATTGAGCAACGATTGAGTATCTTGTGCTGGCAACAATGCGCCTTGATTGGATGCTTGCGTCAACACCGAATCATATTCAGGTCGCAAAGCATTTCTAGCCGCTTTTTCTTTAGACAAAACAAGATTTTGAATAGATGTGCCAATTTCTGCTGGCTTTGTACCGCCAGTAATATCTAAATTAGCCGTGATTTTGTCTAATTGATTGTCAATAAAACCTATGCGTTTGTCGTAATCAATGTCTTGTTCTGCAATTTTTGTTTTAGCTGATGGTATTTCTGCACTTGGAGCAGGAAAAAGTTCATTAGCTTTTTTGTTAACTGCCACTTTTAAATCTGCATACAGTTGTTTAACTTCAGTGGCAAAAGCTAAATCATCTCTTGCAAGTTGTTCTAGTTTTCCTTTTAAGGTGATGTTGTCTATACCTGTTACAGCCGCAGTGCCTTGTTTACCAGTAACAAAAAGTACCCTATCTTGCACAGTTTTAAGTTTGGCTTGTAAGTTAGGATCGGCATCAATAGCTTGTTTAACTAAATCTTGGGCTTTTGATATGCCTTCTGCATTAGCCATGTCTGCAATATCAAAGTCTTTTGGATCAAATTGTGCCTTGTCAAATAATTTTTGACCAGCAGTTAATGTTCCTCCACCCAAAAGAATAGCCGTTCCTATTCCACCTATTATTTGACCCGTATCTCCTCCTATTTGACCGCCAACTTCAGCACCAAATTCACCGCCAACACCAGCAGTACCAGCCGAACCTAATTGCAATCCCGTTCTTATTCCTTCACGAGAAAATATACCTTTTTGCAATAATCCAAGTCCTGTTTTTACACCACCCAATCCAATTAAATTTAATGGGTCAACTACGCCTTCAGTAAAAGCACCAGCATATTTTTGCAATCCAGATGTAGGGCGCATATTTGGATTAATCCCCAATCCCATACGAACCTGATCCATTGCTTGTTGTCCTGTTCCTTCTGGAGGAAGTCGAACTGCAAATTCACTGCCTGAAGGGTCAAAGGTAGAACCATAAATAGCACTTGCGGCATTTAAAGCGGCAGGAATTCCTGTTGCTCCAACTTGAGCACGATTAAGAACATAATCCAACATTGTTTGTTGCGGGGGTTCATCTCCAACCATTGTTAATTGAGGAGGAACTTCATCAGGGGTGGCTTTCATGGAGTTAGCAATCTCTGCTAATTTACGAGCATCTTCTACATTTCCAGCCGCATCTGCATTACGCAATGCCTGAATTACTTCATCATAAGTTGCCATAATTACCTCAAGGTTTTTTGGGTGGTAAATATTTATTTATTAACGCTTCATCTTCTGGTTTTGGAGCAGGAGTAGATGGAGTTTTCGATGCACTAGGAGTAACCAATTTAAATTGACCTAGTTTTTTGTCAAGTTGCTCAATGGTTTTTTTGTAATTTGGTGTTTGATCGTATCCTGTAGATTCAGCTTGATCTTGAATAAATTGCTTTCTTTCTAGCAATGCGCCACGATATAAAGCAACAGCAAATTGTTCTGCTTGTGCTTTTGTAACATCAGTTTTTTTGCCTGTAAAGAATCCAACAACATCTCCTGCAATTCTTTGGTCTAATCCACCAGTTCTGGTGTAACGCTCAATGTCTTGATTAGACATATTCTTGCCTTCACCAGTTAACTTTGCAATTGCGGCAGGTAAAGATGCGGAAGAAAAATTGTTTTGAGTAGAATTTCTAATCGTTTCAATTGCAGATGGCGCATCAGAAAGAACTGACGATGTTCTGCTCATCAAGGGATCTTTGTTGATGAATTCGCTAAATTTCAACCAATCTTTAGGTTCAACAGCTTTTGTGCCACCCATGTTAAATTCTGGTTTTGTTTCCCTTGCTTTTGCTCGCTCAGATTCCTCTACAAGTTTATCTATTATTCCAGCTTCTTCAGAAGTTAAATCAGCATAAGGCTTTCCATACTTTGCTTTAGATTTTCTTTCTGCTTCAGTTCCAAATGGAATGTTTCTTTCTTTTTCTTGTTTTTTAAGATTGTTAAGTTCTGCCTCTAATCCAGCACGAACTTGAGGAGGTAAAACAACTCCAGCATCAGGGCTCAATTGAGTCTCTAGTTCAGCTACCCGTCTTGCAACTTGAATAGCATCAGGTGTTGCTTCTGGCTTTTGTTTAGGAGAAAGGAAATCTAATTGAAGTTGTAAAGTTTCAATAGCTTGTGCTGTTTCTGGAGTTGGTGGTAATGCCTTATATTGCTTAATAGCCTGAGAAATAACGGCGACTTGTTGAGACTTTTGAATATCAGGAGCAATAGCCATTTGACGTTCTCTATTAGCTTGTGCAACCTGAACAGACGCTTGTCTTCCTGCATTAGCAATAGCTATAGCAAACTGTTGGTCACCAGCATCAGCCGCCATCTTTGCAACTTTCATGTATGAAGCAGGGTCAGATGGATCTAACTGACTAGCCAACTGTTGTCTACGAGCAATCATCTGCAACTGTGGGTCTTGACCACCCAAAGCACTACCAACCCCTTGACCCAACTGGTAACCAGCAGTCCTAGCACCTAAAGCCGCTTGCTGGAACGGGTCTAACTGCACTTCCTGAAACGCACGACTACGAAACTGTGCTAACTGATTTTGTTGGTACTGTTCAGGAGTAGTGAACAATCCTAAGATTTCGCTTGCCATTGTCTTTTCTCCTTAAGTAAATACTGATGAGACAGGAACATATTGTCCTGTTCGTTGATCATATGTAAATTGCTGTTGTGTAGGTTGTTGCGTTACACCAAATGCTCTGTTCAATGCACCAGTAACATTAGGACTTCCTGCAACACCAGCCAACACATTACCACCTAAAGAATAGGCATTTGCTGGAGACATTGTTTGAGCCGCACTGGTGATGCCCTGACCTGTCAACATTCCAGCTTGTGCCGCACCCGCAGTAGTTCTTTCACCGATTGAAGTGCCAAGAGTCAATGGTCGTTCTGCAAGACTCTCAAGTCCTGACGTTACATCCATAGGATTGGTAAATGGCGCAAGAGCCGCTGTTTGACCAGAGTAAAATCTACCCTGCAAGTTAGCACCAGTATCAAACAAACCAGCACCATAAGTTATGCGGTTTCTAGCCTCTTGATCTGCCTGTGCCGCAAGAACCAAATTGCTTTGTGCAATAGAGTTGTAGTAGGCTTGCATTTCAGGTGTAGTAGCACCCATAGCACCACCTTGAGCAACAGATAAACCACCTCGACCTTGTTGTTGTAACTTGTTCTGCAACATGGCAAGTTGATTCTCTTGGCTAGGTGCAAGCAATGCCTGTTGTTTAGTAATGTAGTCAGCCGCAACTTCTTCAGGACTCTTATTAAGGTAACCTTGACCAAGGCTAAATAGATTCTGAGCCGCACCAGTTAAAGGAGCATAAGCCGCTTGAGCGCCCTCTGCACCAGTTAAACCCTGATTAGCCAATGTAGACAATCGGTTTTGGTAACCAAGAATCTCAGGGCTTGGTGTATAGCCAGCGCCAATAACATTACCCGCCGCATCAGTTTGGAAGTTAGATGCACCAAAACGAGTAGTTACGCCAACAGGTCTAAACCTAGCCGCATCTGCCGCAATCTGTGCCGCACGAATCTGTGCATTAGCTTGTGTTTCAGCCGCATCTTTTGCACTTGATGATTGCAAATAAGAACCACCAGCACTTAACAAACCTTGAATGGCAGAAGGTGCAAAGTTCTTAATATCTTCTGGGGCAAGACCTGTTGCACTTGCAATGCTGTTAATAATGCTTGAACTGTTAGCCATTTGACCAATAGTAGGGGCAGTTATTCCTCCAATTATCTCTGGAGCAATACCACCAGTTAATGCAGTTGAACCACCACCTAAGACACCACCCATAGATTGAACTGTAGGTAGTGTTGCTACTTCACTGGTAAACAACCCTGCACCAGCAGTTGCGGAAGGGATAGCACCACCAGTTAATGCAGTTGAACCACCGCCTAAAACGCCACCATAAGAAGCCGAAGTTGCACCACCACCACCTAGTAATCCACCACTTCCAGCTAAATAATTTGCACCCAATCCAGCCAAAATCATCGAACCATAATCTTTACCAATGTCTGATATAAAACCACCTAAACCACCACTACCAGCTTGTTCATTTGTCGCAGATCTTGCATCAATAAACTCACCAGTTGGGCTGTATTCGGGTTGAATATGGTACTGGTCGTCTGCCCAATATCTATTGCTAGATGAAATTGATGTTAATTTTCCTTGAGCATCATAGTTACCAACTAAGGGAGGAACAGGAAATCCCTTTGCATCTGTTTTAGGGTAATTAGCAGGCATCTGCAATGGAATTTGGTATCCAGTGAGCCTTGTATATCCCTTACCCTGATTTTCATATTGAGCCTCTGCATTAGGAGGTAAGTTAAGACTGTATTGATACTCACCCTTTCCAACAGGGTTTGCTAGAGTTGTGAATTGCTTTGGCAAAGCATCAATGAGTTCTTTAGGTAAGTTGGTAGCCATGATATTTTCCTTTAAACATTACCATTGTGTGTCATTGAGTCACCTCATCCGCTGGCAATGGTGTATTGCCCTCTGCAAGCCACTTTAGGTAGGCTTGATAGTCGGTGTTAGCGGGGTCGAATGGGATTGCCGCATTATCTGTTAGACGATTAACGCATGACATATCTTTAATTAGTTTATACATTTATAACTCCGAACTAAATTGTAAATATGCCGCATTTGCAGCACCGCCTCCAGCAAAAATAACAGCCCCTTGTCCTGCAGTGCCAGATGAACCCATATCTAAAGATAAAGTTCCACTATCAGTGCTGAATGACCCACTTACTGTTGTAATTGCTATGTTTCCAGTAGCGGTATTAATAATTAAATTTCCGCTATCAGTATTAATTGTAAAGGTAGGAGCAGACCGCATGGCTACTGGAAATTGAGCATAACCCCTAAAAATAGTTGCTGTTGCCAAATATCCAGCCCCCAAAGATGCTCCAGAACCACCAGATTTGTTTCTCCAAAAATACCGCTGACACAAAGCCAACTCAGTCCCAAAAGATCTGTAATCAAAGCTAGTTGCTGTTGAGCCTTTTTCTAGCTGTACGTTTGTAATATATAAAAACTCACCTAAAGAAGTGGTAGTTACATCTGACCAAATAAACAGAATAATGTTTGAAGTTGATGCTGTATCCACATTTGCTGTAACGCTATAAGTAGCAAAAGATGTAGTGACGTTTAAATTAGCAGGAGTGTTCTCATAGGTTGCATTAGCAATGAGTGTGGGATTAGTACCTTCTACTCCCCATGCAGAAATAATGTCTGAGGTAACAGTATCAGCAGTGCCAGACCAAGCTACGATTGCACACTTGATATTATCAAGGTTGGTTGTGGCAGAAACTTTTGCTTGAAAAGACACAGTTACATTTCCACCAATCGCATCAAAACAGTTTGCGTTTTCAATAATTTGAGCAATACCAAACTTCTTGTTTACTGTTTCTACATCTAATCCAATAGAGTATTTTGCACCTGTCGGGATGGTTGTTGTCTGCGTGACATCAATAATATCGTCCCCATCAGACAGAATATAAAACCTGTCCAATACATAAGTATCGTCATTGTTTGCACTGCCTGTAGAGGTAAAGGATGTGCCTCGCTGTGCTATATCCATTCCACCATTGATGATGCGGTTTTTGAAGCCGTTAAAATTGATGCCTGTGCAATTAGTAAGAATACCGCTTGTAGGAGTTCCAAGGATAGGCGTTACCAATGTTGGACTTGCATCCAAAACCATTTTTCCTGTACCAGTTACTGCGGATGTAAGTGTCGTTCCAGCATAAGCTAACGTAGGAATTGTTACCGTACCCGTAAAGGTAGGCGATGCAGTATCAGACTTTGAATTGACAGCAGTTGCAATATTGTCAAACTCAGTGTTGATCTCAGTACCTTTGACAATCTTTAAAGGGTCGCCAGAGGTAAGCGTATCCTTACTCGCAAAGTTAGTTGATTTTGTATAGGCTGTCATTTTATTCCTTTTAACTCAAACGACCATGTTTTGATTGAATTTCAATCTTTTGAATAGACAACTGAAGACCATTTATATCAGTCTCATATCCTGTTTGAACAATTTTCCCAGAACCCGAACCATTTGCTATCAATGTTTGCAATGCAACACCTTCAGAATAGTAAGCCACAATAGTCGCATTTGCACCATATTCTGCTGTTCCATACTCAGAAACACCTTGGGTAGGAATCAATACATTCTGAGACAAGTAGTTTGTCAAGAAGTCATATCCCCACTTGATCGTTACAAACTGATTGCTTCCACCAATCACAACAGCAGATATTTTTTTAATGATAGATGTTCTTGATACATCACCTAAGTCACTATGATTTGTATAGTAAGCAAATCTGTAAGATGAACCACCGTCTTGAAATCCTGTGTATTGAGCAACATATCCTGTTTTACCAATTAACAAATCACCATTACGTCTTGAACAAAAAGATTTTGGCAGTATTGAATCCCAAACTGTGACTCGTAAAGCACCATCAGGCAAAGAAACCTTTGTGTCAAAACAATATACTTGTTGATTGATAGGCAACGACAACAAATAAATTGCTTCTTTCTCAGAGTAAATTGATTTGACGTTTGCTAAAACTTCACTGCTAATTTTTGTCGATAAGTCTTTTCTAACATTTTTAGACAAATCTCTTTCAGGAGCAGACTTCTCTTGGATTGTTCTCATCAAGGAACGAATGCCAGAATTGGATAGGAAGATCACATCAGAACTTGTATTCTGAATACTGTCTCTAGCAATGCAACCAATGCTTTCTACTGTGTCACTCAATGACATTGATGCTGGTGTAGTGGCATTTTGATAAATCAGAATTTGACGTTTGCCAAAGATAAACAGGAATCCATTGTGTGCGGCAAGACCTGTGATTTCATCAGCACCATTTACCCACACACGATCTACATTTAAAGAACCAGCCGTACCTGTTGACCAAACATGACCAGCAATCAAGTCGCTAAAGAAAACAGTAGCATTGTTAGTTGTTGTGTTTGCCGCCCACAATCTACCAAACGCTGAAATGCAAATGTTTGCATCAGGAACAGTAGCTACATAACCCGTCTTTTCGCTAACTCTGCGATACGTTGTAGTGCTGACAGTTGGGTCATAGATCAAAGCATTAAAGCCCAACTGAAAGAAGTAGGTTACGCTATTTAGAGTTGCACATTGCCAGTTACTTGCGGTAATAGTAGGTGCAGTACCCCCACCACCATAAGTAAGTTCTGTAAGTACATTACTTGCGCCCAACTTAAAAAGTTTGTTGTTGCCAGTTAATAAAACAGTCAATGTCCCATCTGCCTCAACCATCTCATGTATGACAGTTACATCATTAGCGCCCAAATTACCTGTAGAAGAATTTAGCGCAGTCCAACCTTTACGTGAGCCAATACGACCATACTGGTCAATGATGCAATTTGTAGCAATCAAAGCAAATCCACTCTGCAAATTAAGCGGAGAATCTTGAGTATTTAGCCCATAAAATCCTGGGGCTGAAATACTAGCAATTTGCAGAGATTGGTTCATACTGCAACAAACTCCTGATTCTCAGGATAACGAGTACCTTCCAAAGCAATGTAATCAGACAACATGGTTTTGTATAACGAGTACGCATCAGAAGAAGTAAGTCCACCATCTTCACCACGCTCTACCAATGCACGAGCATAGGCATTCTGAGCCACCAGAGTGTCAGCAACAGCAACAACAGTTGCATCTGAGGTCAACGTAGCCTGTGGCACTGTCAAAGCAAACTTGATTGTGTAAACACCATCAGGTATCGGATAAAGATTTACCTTAGTGTTGTAGCTACCATCAACACCATCAAAGGCAAATTCTGTAGGTATTGAATTGACAAGTGGAGTGAAGTTTAGTTTGCGGTTCATGTCCACAAAACTGATGTTTGTAAGTCCGACATTGCTTGTGGTATTGATTACATCCATCACTTGAAACTTCTGACCAGCACCTGTCAAAGAATAGGATGCTGTAGATGATGCGGTAGTGACTGTAATGGTTTGACCCAACACATTCCATGCAAAAACATCTTCAATCTGACGTTTTGCATCATTGACAAACTTGCCAATTAGACTTGAATAAGATGTTTGAGCAACAGTAGAAACTGTTGATTCACGCAATCTTACGAGTACATCGTTAACTAGTTCAAGGTAGGTCATGCTCTACTTAACCCTTCTTCTTCAAATGTTGCTATAAAACTGAATGTGCTTCCAGATTGAGTAGTTATTTTTAACTTATCGCCTTCTTCAAAAACAATGTAGGCATTGCCATCAAACTGCAAGTAGTTTTTTGATGTGAAATCGTATTGAGTCAATATATCAAGAGTGGTATTAGCACTTGCGTCAAACCATTGAACAGTTATATGCTTGGTAGACCCACCTGTATTGTGTATATACATTACAGTAAATTTAGAGTAATAGCCAGTCGGACAGGTATATACCGTGGTATCTACCGCCGCTGTGGGACTAACTCCAACTGATAATGCTCTCATTTCGCCTTCGCCTTATTCCTGTCGGATATAGCTTTAGCTTTTGCCTTTGCGTCAGCCTTTGAGGTTGCACCCCATGCCTTGAGCGAAAGAAGCAGTCTTGTTGGTTCACCATCCTTGTACTCTGCACCAGCATTG